GTAAACTAGGAAGTCTTGGAAGTTCATTAGGCGCTAAAACTGGTGGCCTCTTTGATAGTATATTATCAGGAGCTGGTAATTTATTTGGAGGCGGACCTGGCGCTGGTATGAGCGCATTAACTCCTTTTACAACTTTAGGTGGAGTAGGTGTGGGCGCTTCTGGCGGTGTTGTACCTTTTTCTGCTTACCAAAGACTAGCATCAGGCGGGATGGCAAGAGATAGAGTTCCTGCACTACTAGAGCCTGGTGAGTTTGTACTAAAACGTAGTGCTGCTCGTAACATTGGAAATAGCAACTTACAAGCTATGAACGCTGGAGGTATGCCAAACATTAAGGTTCAAGTTAAAAACGAAGGCACTCCACAAGAGGCAACAACTGCTACTCCACGTATGGATGTTGATGCTATTGTTATAGATATTGTGACCAGAGACTTAAGAAATAATGGCCCAATTCGTAAATCTATGAGAGGAGGTGCATAATGGCAACGTATCCAAATGATGCCACAGCTAATACTTCAGAGTTTGCTGTTCTAGCAACGGCTACTTTTAATAGCACAGGCTCTACAACAGATTTTAATTTACCTTCAAGCGTAACACGAGAGAGTGAGATTATAGCTTCAGTTGACGGTGTTGTACAAGATACTACTACTTACGCAGTTACTAACACGGGTGCCACTGTAAGTTTTACTACAGCACCTAATGCAACCACTTTAGAGTTAAAAACTATTAGCTTACCTCAACGTTTTCAAATAAGTAGAAAAACAGAAGTTACTGGTGCAGTAACTTACAGCAATGCAGCAGCTACAATAGTTGACGGTAATACATACTTAGTAAACGCAGATCAAGAAAATTTTGCACTACCAGTTGGTTCTAATGTGAGTGATGCAAACTCTCTATTAGTATTTTTATCAGGTGTTTTACAAACTTCATCAGCATTTACATTTCCAAGTGTAACTTTAGGTAGTGCTGGAATAGATATTGGCGATAACGCAACAAAACTGCTACTTAACTTTGAGAGTGAAAACGCCACAGATGAATCTGACGTTGCACAAACAGATCTAAACTCTGTAGCTAAGACATACTCAAGCACAGCTGCTTTTGGCTCTAAATCTGTAGACTTAAATGGAAGTTCACATTTCTTAGATTACGGTGATAAAGCTATATTTGATATAAATGGTGACGATTTCACGTTTGAAGCTTTTGTTAATCCAGACTCTCTAAGTGCAAACGGAACTATATTTTCTCGCTACCAAGGTACAGGCAACTATATAGTTGTTAGGACAGTTGGTTCTAATAATACAATTGGGTATGTATCTGCTATAGAGGGTGCTATACATGAATTATATGGTGGCACTATTAATACTGGTTCTTTTTATCATGTCGCATTGAGTGTTTCAAGAGATGATGAGACCGCTAGTCTTTATGTTAATAGCGCAAGAGTGGCGGTAGGGCAAAAAGTATTTGGTAACACGGTTAGTGGAAATGTTAATATAGGTAGATTCAATACAGGAGAATTTTTTGATGGAAAGGTCGATGCTGTAAGATTTGCAAGGTCATCTAAGTATAGTGGCTTAGGCACTGAAGCAATGACCTCTGCTCCCACCAAACTAGGAGGAGGAGCCTTAGGTGCAGTTGACAATCAAGATACTTTAGATATTAGAGTATATCAAGGCACTGTTGAAAAAGACGATAGATTTACGTCAATGGCCGATAGAAGACCAGACGTAGGCTTTTCTTCTACTAGAGCCTTTGATACTACTATCTTTCAAAGCCAAGCAGGATACGAAAAAAGAAGACTTAAATCAAGAAGATCAAAAAGACAATACGATATTAAGTATACAAATTTACACGGTATAGGTAAAAGAGCAATTGATGACTTTTATACTGCTAGAAGTGGAGAGTTTGAGTCATTCACTTTTGATTTAGGACACATAAATGAGTCTGGAACTGCAACCGTACGTTTTGATGGCCCTCTGAATGTTACTCAAGTATTAGGTGCCTCTTCAAATTTGAGAGATAACTTTTATACTGTTAGTTTTAAATTACAGGAAACATTTGATTAATGCCCACAGTAAGAACATACGACTTTATTTTAACTGTTGCTGATGCTACAGGTTTTAGGAACGGTAATACAGTAGTTGGTGCTACATCAACTACACAAGCTGTTATTGCTAATGTAGATGTATCGGCAAATAGGATAAAAGTAAAAGTCGATAATGCGTCTCGAGAGTTCTCATCAGGAGAAACACTACAAGACATAGGCACAGTAATGTCTACTAGTGCAAATGGAGCACTAGATACCAGCAGTTTACCTTTTCAGGCTAACACATTTTCTAGTAATACTACCGTTGCTAGTACAACAATATCTTCAATATCAAACTCACCCTTTATTGCTGAAAAAAATGCTTTCACTCAAAATCAGATTGTTAGGCTTTATTCTCTGTATTATCCAGGCGAATGGTATCCCCCTAATACTAACGGTAATCCCGCAGGTCAAGGGGAAGGTAGAGCCTGGCCTGTAGATATACCTTTAAGATTTGCAGAGATTGTTGGAGATACTCAAAGCGATTCTGTATATCGAGTCAATTATGATAATAAAGAATATATTCCTTTTCCCGTAGATTTTTCTACTATTGAGTCTGGCAGTGATGGAAAAATAAATGAGGTAACTATCAGTATATCAAACTTTGATAATATTATTAGTACTTTTGTCGAAAATCCTTTTTTAGCAGGTAATAATAGTTCAAATTCTGTTGTAGCTCTAGTCAATGATGAGCTTGTACACGGTATTGATCCTAGAACTGTAGATGCAGACGCCTCTGACTATACGGCAGGAACAGAAGGATTTCACGCAATGACCCGCGCTAGAGCTAATGCAGATTTAAACTATAGCGCTGAAGTTGTCGGTAGATATGGTAAAGCTAACTCTGCATGGACTTATAGTGAGACAATCGCTCATAGTAGCACTGCTGATTGGCAAGAACAAAAACAAGATACAAGAGATTTATTAGGTGGGGTTGTTGAGGTTAAGACTACCTTTGCAAACTTTTTAGATTTTTGGCCAGAGTATAGTAGTGCTAGGTATATATCTTCAAATGTAGTAGAAGTTCTCAGTGCTTTACCCTACAGAGTAAATGATAACGTAAAAGCGCAATTTGGTACAACTGAGGCAACTATCACTAGAATTGAGGAAAATAGGTTTTTATTTTTGGATAGATCTTTAGATGCTAACACTGCTGTTGGGGATAATATTTACATAGTTAATCCTGAAGCAGATAGCGAAGCATACATAGAAGATGTTTTTAAAATAGATAATCTAGAAAGTTTAGATGAAAATGTAGCAAGGTTTGGTTTAATATCCTGGCTTCAATATTTCAGATTAGCTGTTCCAAAAAGAAAGTTTTATAAAAATACCTGTCAATGGGTATATAAAGGACCTGAGTGTCAATATCCAGGACCTGGAGGGGGTTCTATTCCAGGCACCTCAAATCCTATACTACAAGCCAATGCTAACCCAATTACAGCATCAAATGAAACTGCAGCTAATAACGACTTAGACGTGTGTGGAAAATCAATTAGATCATGCCAGCTAAGAAACAATCAAATTCACTTTGGAGGCTTCCCTGCGACAGGAAGAACTATACCTAGACAATGATTAAAGGCTGTATTATGCCTTGGATTCATATGTACGGAGACATTAGAGGAGAATATAGCCTATGTTGTCATACCGATAACTATAGGGGTCCAGGCGAGGTAAAACTTGGCACTAATGGCGCAAGACCGCTTGAAGTGTGGAATAGTGACTTGTATAAGAAAAAAAGATTACAATTTCTACAAGGCCAGTATCCTGTAGAGTGTAAAGTATGTTATGATATAGAAAAATCTGGGCAAGATAGTCATAGAAATAGGGTTAACGAAAGATTTGGAAAATATGCTCCGCTTCAGAGAAAAACCGAAAAAGACGGTTCTGTTAAAAATCCTCCAGTATGGCTTGATTTTAGATTTGGTAACTTATGTAATTTTAAATGTCGTATGTGTGGTCCTGACGCCTCAACCTCGTGGTTTAGAGAAAAACACTTAGCAGCTTTTACCGCTGTTGGTAATGAAGTTCAAAATTTAGACTACTGGACTAATAACCCTGAGTTCTGGGATGATATGGAAAAAATATATAAAACAATTGATACTATTTATTTTGCAGGTGGAGAGCCTTTTGTTCAGGATGGTATGTATAAAATGTTAGAATTTCTCATAGATAAAGGCAAAACAAATGTTGAATTACAGTATAATTCTAATCTTTCATATTCAAAGTTTAAAAAATATGATATAGTTCAGCTTTGGAAAAAGTTTGATAAAGTTAAATTATGGCCAAGTGTTGAGGGATATAAAGAACATGTTGAATATAGTAGAAAAGGATTTGTGTGGGATACTTTTGCAAAAAACCTGACTATATTTGCAGATTATATAGAAACAGTAAGTGCAACAGGTAACGTATACTCTATACTTTCAAACCCAGAGCTCATCTTGCATTTGAAAAAATTAAACATACAATTTTTTATCACTAACTTGATAAGCCCACCATTCATGGA